CTAATGTTACTAACCAAGTAAGACAGCTTGTAAGAACTGGTGCTTTTACTGATAAAGTGGTAAATGTTTATGTAGCTTACTTTGATGTTAATGAAGATATTGTAGGTGCTATAAATTACTTTACTGGACAAATTAAAAACGTAAATATTACAGAAAACATAGATAGCAGTGTTTTAAATATGAGTGTTGCTTCACATTGGGCAAATTGGAATTTAACAAAAGGCAGACATTATTCTGATGAATCACAACAATCAGTTTACTCAGGTGATAGAGGTTTAGAATATGCTACACAAACTAAATCAGATGTAAGGTGGGGTAGCTAATGGGTGCATTTTTCAAAGCTATTGGTGCAATAATAAGCAAATTTGTTGGTTCAAGTGTTTTTAAAGCTATACAGTTTGCTACCTTTGCAGTTGGTGTAAAAGGTTACTTACAAGCAAGACAAATGTTAGCTAAAGGTCAAGACATCATGGCTAACAAAACTGCTGCTGGTGGCAAGATACCAGTTATCTATGGAACAAGAAGAGTAGGTGCACAAATTGTTTATATGGATACAGCACAGAATAGGTCTAAAGATTTGTTTGTTGTTTATGCATTAGCTGTTGGTGAATGTGAAGAGATACTTGGTAGAACTATTGAGATAGATGGTAATAGTATTCTTGATGGCAAGATATACAAAGGCGGTGGGTATGTAGGCTCAGATAAAATAACATCAGGTGCAGGTTCTTTAAATACTGCTTCTCAAGTTGGTGATAATCAATATTCTAGTGCTGGTAACTTAGGTACTAATCCAGCATTAAGATATTCTTTTGTATTTAATTTGCATCATGGTGCAGCCAGTCAAACAGCAGACCCTATGCTTAGAGCATCAATACCTACCCAGTGGTCAACTAATCATAAGTTAAATGGTATCTGCTACATAGCAGCATCTTTTGACTATGATAAAAAAGGCATGTATCAAGGAGTGCCACAAATAACAGTACAAGTTAAAGGTAGAAAGGTATATGACCCAAGAACTACTAATACTGTATGGTCAAGCAACCCAGCTCTGTGCTTTTTAGATTACATACAAAACGATGAGTATGGTAAAGGTTTAGCAACAGCAGATATAAACATGACTACATTTGAAACTGCTGCTGATAAATGTGATGTATTACAAAATCAACCTTTTTATGGAAGCAGTTATCAAAATGTAACTTGGAGTGGTACATCAGGTACTAATAGAATAAGAATAGATGAATATGATAATTCTTATCAAAACAAAGTAGATGAAATAATAACTATTAAAGATTCAGGCGGAACAATTATAGTTGATTCTAGAAATATTGATTCATGGCGAACAGATGAGTTTTATGATGAATCAAGGGTAAATGAAATTATTATAGATGATGATTTGGGTAGTGATTACACAGATGAGTCAGGTTCTATATTTACTCAAGTTAAAAGATTTCATTGTAATGGTTATGTAGATACTAACAAGAATGTCATGGATAACGCTAAAGAGCTTCTTGCAAATATGAGAGGTATCTTTACTTATATAAATGGCAAGTATGAATTACAAATAGAAGATACAGGCTCTTCTACATTTAGCATCACAGATGACCACATTATTGCTGATTCAGGCATATCTATTGACTATGGTAGTAAAGATAAAAAAGCAAACAAAGTTATTGTTGAGTTTTTTAACGCAAATAAGAAATACGAGCTAGATACAGTCACAGAATTGCATGATGCATCACCTAATTATTATTCTGATGATGGTGAGATATTAGAGATAAAAGCAGAGTTTCCATTTATTACTGACCCTTACATTGCATCTAATATGGCAAAAGCTATTTTGCAAAGAAGCAGAAAACAAACATCAATACAGTTTTTAGGAACACCTGAGATGTATAAGCTAAACATAGGTGATATTGTTGATATTACTTATGAAGGTTTAGACTTATCATCCTCTAACTCAAACAATGTATTTAGAGTTGAAGCATTAGAACTACAACCAAATGGTCTTGTATCAGTTAGTGCAATAGAATATTTTGATATCTATTCTTGGGAAGTACCAACTATAGAGACAACAGCAGACCCAGTAAACCTACCAACAGCAGGTGCATTAAAATCACCGCAAAATGTTGTCTTTACTGACACAGATGCATCAGCTATCAATAGACCTACTTTAACTTGGGATGAGCCAACTGATTTTCCAGTAAAAGAGTTTAGAGTTGATATAACTGATAGCTCAAGTAATGCAGTTATAAGTAAAGTAGTAGATACTAATTCTGCTGACTTATCTTTTATACCTAAAGGCAGTAACTATAATTACTCTATAACCTCTATCAATGGCTTGGGTATTGAATCAGAAGCAACAACAAGTACATTTACTATTGCAGATGACCCAGTTAAGACTAGTGAAGTAGAAATAGGTAGTGAAACTCTTTCTAATGTTATTGACTATGGAACTATAGCAGGTGGCGGTACATCAAACTTTTTTCAAATAAATACTAGATTAGATTTAGAGGATAGATTTATTTGGAACTCAAATGGTACTAATCACTGGTCATTAGGTACTGGTGGAGATGATGGTGTTAATTTATATATTGAAGGCTCAGCAGATAAACTTATAACATTTAAAGACGAAAGTTCTGAACTAGGAAGTGTAAAGCTAACTTTTGGAGATGATGTTGGCGGAGATTATTTTGCAGACTTCATAACACTAGAATCTGATTGGACTAATGGCTATGTAACAACTGGAAGTGCTGAATCAAAATTTTATATCAAAGGCAAGGGTTATGATGGCTCTACAGCATCAGGAACAATAGCAACCTTTACATTCACATCTGCCAATGGCGTTGGCACTCCATCCGTTGATTTACCAAAGACTGATATTGATGGTAATTTAACTGTAACTGGTAATAGTGATTTGGTAGATGTTGTTATAGATGGCGATGCTACAATTTATAATGACTTAAGTGTGCAAGGAATAATTAATGCCACTACAAGCAGTATAAGAATTAGAAATAGAACACCATCCTCAGCCACTGCAACAGGTACTACAGGAACAATAGTATACGATGCAAACTACATCTATGTATGTGTTGCAACAAACACATGGAAGAGGGTGGCGATAAGCACTTGGTAATAGTAAACTAATAAGACACAGAGATTTAATATGGCACAACACGATTACAACTTAGCAAACCAATCAGGGGCAGATTTTAGAGCAGATTTAAACAATGCTTTATCTGCTATAGTAACAGTCAATAGCGGTGCTACAGCACCTTCTACTACCTTTTCACATCAGTTATGGGTAGATACATCAAGCAATGTTTTAAAGATAAGAAATGCAGCCAATGATGCTTGGGTGACTACAGGGGTTAGCATTACAGCAGATAATACATTTGCTGGTAACTTAACAGGAAACGTCACAGGTAACCTTACAGGTGATGTAACAGGCAATGCTGATACAGCTACAGCACTTGAAACTGCTAGAACAATAAATGGTGCATCTTTTGATGGCACTGCAAACATATCTTTTGGTACTGATAGTGTTAGTGAGGGTAGCTCTAATTTATATTTTACAAATGCTAGAGTTGAATCTTACTTAGATGCAGGAACTTCTACGCCTACTTTTGCAAGTGCAGTTATTAATACAAGTATTACAGGTTCAGCAATTTTAGATGATGATTCTTTTGGAACTGCAAGTGCTACAACAGTTGCTACTTCTGAATCAATTAAAGCCTATGTAGATAGCCAAATAGGTAGCGTAGATACATTAGCTGAAATACTTTTAAATGGTAATACTACAGGCGGTACTGATATTGCTTTTGGCGATAATGACAAGGCTGTATTTGGTACAGGTTCAGATTTACAGATTTACCATGATGGTAGTCATAGTTATATTAAAGACGCAGGTACTGGTCAAATCAAAGTTCTTGCTGGTACTAACTTTCAGGTGTTAGATACTACAGGTACTAACTTTGCTGCTAACTTTAGTGCTGGTGGTGAATCACAACTATATTACAATGGTAATTTAAAGCTCAAAACGACTAGTACAGGCATTGACGTAACAGGAACAGTTACAAGTGATGGTTTGACTGTTCAGGGTGACGCTTACTTTGATACTAATAATGCTGGTAGAGCATTATATATAACTAGATATGGTACTGTAACCAGCGAATCAGCAGCTTTAAACATAGATGACAATGATTTAGTTATAAACAGCATACAAGACGAACAATATGGTGGTTATGTTTTTAAAGGTACGCATAATGGCACGGGTACAAGAACAAGATTAAAACTAGCCAACAACGGCGACATCTCATTCTATGACGATACAGGCACATCACAAAATCTTAAATGGGATGCAAGTGCTGATACCTTAAACTTTGTAGATAATGCGAAGGCTACTTTTGGTGATGGTAATGACTTACAGATTTACCATGATGGTAGTAATAGTTATGTAGATGATGCTGGTGTTGGTGACCTTGTAATAAGAGGATACAACCAAGTTTTAATTAGAGACATAGCCACTAATGACATAATGGTAAACTGTCGTAGTGGGCAGTTTGTAAAACTATATTACGACAATGCAGAAAAACTAGAAACTACTGCATCAGGCATAGACGTAACAGGAACAGTTACAAGTGATGGGTTGACTGTTGATAGTGATATTACAATAAATCGTAATGGAGTTACAACGAGAGGAATTCAGTGGAATCGTAGTGGAACAATAGATGCTGCAATAAAACTGCATGATGACGAAATAGTAAAATTTGATAACTTTTTTAATCTTGGCTATCAGTTTAGGACGGGAGCTTCAGGTTCTGAGCAACTTAAACTTAAAATTGATGCTAATGGAGACATCTCCTTTTACGATGACACAGGTACAACTCAAGGTTTATTTTGGGATGCTAGTGCTGAATCACTTGGAATTGGCACAACTTCGCCAAATTACCTTCTAGACGTTGAAGGCTCTGGCTCGTTATTACGCGTCAACTCTACTTCTGGAGATTCCAATATACATTTACGAGTTGCTGATACTACAAGTCTTAATATAATAAATTTTGGTGATTCTGGTTCTTCAAACGCTGGACGTATTCTTTATCGTCACAGTGGTGACTCAATGGCATTTAATGTTGCTGGTAGTGAGGCAGTCCGTATTATAAATGGCGGAAACGTGGGAATCGGCACAACTTCGCCAAGTTCTAAGTTAGATGTAATAACTTCATCACAAGGAGATACAGGTTTTAAAGTTGGTTATGGTAGTGCATATAATTTAACAATCGGCACATCAACTTCTCATACTAAATATAATTTAGCTGATGGTGATTACCATCATAAATTTAATACAAGAACTTCAACAGGTGCATCTTTAGAGAGATTTAAAATTGAAGGTGGTGCTGATACAGCTAATGTAATTTTTTCTAATTCTAACGTTGGCATAGGAACTGC